CATTTATGCCAGTATATGCCGTTGCGGCCGGATAGGGGCGATTGATGGTTTCAGGGTAGATGAAGCGTCAGGCCTCTCTTCGACATTTGGATGCGCCGGCGGACAAATGCCGATATTATGAGGGTAATCAATTTATGGTCGAGAAGTTTATCCGACTTCGGCCAAGAGTTTCTTGTTTTACGCGTTTCCCACTATTTTCAGCCTCGCCGCATGCGGGGCTTTTTTATTTAAGGCTTCATGGACGCATACGAATTGGCGGGTACGGACGACGCCGGCGAAGCATCGCCGACCGACCCGTTGACCGAGCATCAGATGGCGGCGATCGACCCGGATATGCTGGAGGCGCTGGGCGAGTCTTTGGCTAAGCGGCGCGATGCATGGGTGACGGCGCGCGGGGTGTCCGGCGTCGAGAAGCGCTGGCTGGAGGATATAGACCAGTATAACGGGCGGGATGATTCAACCAAGGCTGCCGCATCCATGATGGATGCGGTCGAGCGCGGCTTTCCGGTGACTAATCAGGCAGCCAAGCCGCAACGCTCCACCGTGTTCGTCAATATTACCAGGCCGAAGACCAATGCCGCCGAAGCAAGGCTAGCGAACATGTTATGCCCGACCGATGACCGCAACTGGGGCTTGAAGCCGACGCCCGACCCGAAGCTGGTGCAAGCAGCATTGGCGCAGGCGAAAGCGCTGGCTGCACAGACTGCTGCACCGACTTCCGTACCTCTTGCGGCAGCGCCAGTTTCAGATGCTGGCCCAGGCTCAGCTAATGTTGCATCGCCGGCGGCTGCCGCTTTGCAGAGCCCGTATCCGAATAATGATGCACAGGCCCAACTGGCGGAAGCGGCGCGTTGTGCGAAAGCGATGCAGGACGAAATGGACGATCAGTTGATCGAGTGCGATTACATGGGACAGTTGCGCATGATGATACATGATTGCGCGGTGTTGGGGGCAGGGGTGATCAAGGGGCCGATTGTGGTTAACCGGGTGCGCAAGGCGTGGCAGCCGGTGCTGGATTCCGATGGTGCGGCGGGAAGTGGCAGCTCGGGATATTCACCGGACAAGTCTGCGGTATATGTGCTTGAGATAGTCGAGGAAACCAAGCCGGCATCCGAGCGGGTCGATTTGTGGAATGTATTCCCGGACCCGAGTTGCGGCGAGGATATTCATACCGGGCGGGGCGTGTTTGAAAAAAAGACTTATACGTCCAAGCAGTTGCGCGAGTTGGCGAAGCAGCCCGGTTATTTGAAAGAGCAGATCGGCAAGGTGCTGGAAGAAGGGCCGCAGGCGGCGATTTCCACCACACGGCACGACGCGCAGAACCGCGCCGACAGCGGCAGCAACGGGGCCGATAAAGACCACTATGAAATGTGGGAATACTGGGGCGAGTTCAGCCCAGCCGACATGCAGGCGGCCGGAGTCGATGTGCCGGAAGCCTCGACCGATGCGATTTCCGGTTGCGTGATGATCGTTAATAAAACGGTGATCAAGGGTTATCTGAATCCGATTGAGACCGGCGATTTGCCGTATGACGTGATGGTGTGGGAAAAGGTGGACGGTTCGTGCTGGGGATATGGCATGCCTTACCTGATCCGCCCGGCGCAGCGCGTGCTGAATGCGGCATGGCGGCAACTGATGGATAACTCGGGCCTGTCGGTAGGGCCGAATGTGGTGATCGACCCGACGGTGATTCAGCCGGCGGATGGACGCTGGGAACTGACCGGCCGCAAGATATGGAACAAGATCGATGCGACGGTTTCCGCCAGGGATGCGTTTGCGACTTTCGATTTTCCGAGCAACGGCCAGGACATTCAGGAAATCATCAAGCTGGCGATGGAGTTTGCCGACCAGGAGTCGAGCATGCCGCAGCTGGCGCAGGGAGAGCAGGGCACGGCGCCGGATACGGTGGGCGGCATGACCTTGTTGATAAATTCTTCGAACGTGGTGCTGGGACGGATGGTCAAGCAATTCGACGACAGCGTGACGCGGCCGCACATCCGCCGTTACTACGACTGGAATATGGCGTACAACGACAAGGCGGAATTGAAGGGGGACTTCCAGGTGGATGCGCGCGGCAGTTCGGCGTTGCTGGTGCGTGACATGATGCACCAGACCATGTTGAGCCTGGGGCAGTACCAGGCTAGCGGGATCATTTCGCCGATGGTGAACTGGGAGGCCTGGTTCAAGGAGATTTTACAGATGGCGCATGTGGACCCGACCGACATCATGAAGACCGAGGCCGAGATCGCGCAGCTGCAGACACAGCAGCCGGCCCCCACGCCGGAACAGCTCAAGGCGCAGGCTTTGCTGCAGGTGGCGCAGATTCGGGCGCAGTCGGCGCAGTCGGTCGCGCAGTCGAAACAGCAGGGCGAAATCGCTTTTGCGCAAACCGAAGCGCAGATTGCGCAGCAGAATGCTTCGGCGGCGCTGCAGGAGCTGCAAATGAAGCGCGATCTGGCGCTGTTGCAGTATGCGCATGAGAACCAGATGAGCTTGCAGCAAGTGAATGCCGATCTGACCAAAACGGCGATGCAGGAGAGGACCAAGCGGGAGTTGGCGGCGGCTGAGATGCAGATGCGGGTTAATGAAAATGATCGGGCAAGGATGCATGAGACGTTGATGGCGCCTGGGGGAATCAGGTGAGGTTTTTGGAGCTACTCCGTGGGGGCGAACATAGGATGAAGCATCAGGTTTGAACTTGAAATTGAGGTGCTGTGGCGGACAAATTCCGTTATGATGAATGTATTAAATCTATGATCGAGAAGTCTGTTTGAGACGGATCGGATCAACCAACATGGCTCACTTCGGTGGGCCATTTTTATTTGTGGCGCCACAAAAATAAACTGAAAGCAGACTATGACAACTATGGCATTTGTCACCGACCGCACGCAAAACGATGGCATTTTGCTGGTCACATGGAGCGGCATTACCAACGGCAATATGGGCGCTGCATTCATGCAGGGCGACTGGTGCGGCGATCGCACTGCCCAGGTGGATGGCACGTTCGGAGTTGGCGGCAGCCTTGCCATCGAGGGATCGATCGACGGCGTGAATTGGTATGTCCTGTCGGACAACACCGGAAATACGTTGAATGTGACTTCTCTCAAAGTGCGCAACGTCTTCGATGCGCCGCTGTATTTCCGGCCGCATGTGACGACCGGAGACGGCACGACGTCGCTCAATATGCGTTTGATGATGCGCCGTCAACTGGCGCGGCCGTTTTGAACGACCTGCATTTCACCGATCAGACATGGCGTGAAATTACACGATGGGCCGAGGAGCGCCTGACGGTCGAACGCCGGCGTAATGACGACGCCAAACTGGACGTTGCTCAAACCGCGTTTTGCCGCGGCAGGATTTCTATATTAAAGGATTTGCTTGCGCTACCCGCACACAGGGAAGCCCAGGCGAGGATGGATGAGCCGCAGTAGTTGCTGCTCGTCGGGTTTGTCGCAGCAATGCGATTGTAGTTTGCAATAGGAGTAATAATTTTGACAACCGAAGCGTTCGACCAAAACCAGCAACAGGAAGCGCAGTCCGAATGGGATGCAGTAGCCAAGGAGCGCGAGACGGGAATACCGGCCGCTGAAAAGCCGCAGGAGAAACCGGTTGAAACGCCCAGGGCGATCGACCCTCTGCAAGAATTGCGCGATAAGTATGAAAAGCTGGAGGCGCGCACCCGAAATGCCGAAGGGCATATCGGCGGACTCAACCACAACCAGAGATTGATGCACGAGACTTTGCAGGCCGCTTCAAAAGCCGCTTCGTCAGTCACGCTGCAACAAGGTTCTGCTGCGCCGACACAGGCACAGGTGAGCGAGGCGATGAGCGACCCGGAAGAATGGGAAGAGCTTAAACGCGATTTTCCGGAATGGTCTGTCGCGACCGAGAAGTTTCTGGACGCGCGGTTGGCGAGGGCCAAAGGCCAATCGATCGATCCTGCGCAGCTCGCCAGGATCGTGCAGGAGCAGGTGGCGGGCCAGACCGCATCGGTGCGCGCCGAAGTTATCAATACCTCGCTGGATGCTGTTTATCCGGGATGGCAGGACGATGTCAAGTCATCTCATTTCGGCAGGTGGATGCATGGCCAACCGCCTGAAGTCAAGGCAATGGCACAGTCGTCGTCTGTTAAAGACGCCGCCAAGATGCTTGCATTATATGAAAAAGCCAAAGTCAATAGTCCTGCTGCCGACATCGTCGCAGCAAGAAAGCAAAAGCTGGCGAACGCTGCCGGCGCGCCGAAGGGAATCAGGGTTTCTCCGCAGAAAGCCGAGGCCGATATGACCAAGGAAGAACTGTGGGCGCTCGAAGCCAAACGGACTGACGCGCGGCGGGCACAACGCTACTAATCATTCAATCTCAGGAGTTAAATCATGGCCACACAAGGCTTTAGCAGCAGCGCTTCACGGAACCTCATCCGTGCGGCACAAGGGATGCTCGAACATGCTCAGCCTATCATCGTCCTCGGCGATTTCGGCGAGCAACGCGAGATGCCGAAAAACAATACCGATACGCTGGTTTTCCGGCGCGTGCTGCCGTTTGGCGCCGTCGCAACCGGTTCCGGCATCAACAGCGCGCAGTATGTCGGCACGCCGCAAATTACCGCCAACAACTTCATTTTGTCGGAAGGCGTAACGCCGAACAGCAATACGATTTCGTTTCAGGACGTTTCCGTGACGCTGCAAAATTTCGGCGTGCTGTTCAAGTACAGTTCGAAGGTCGAGAATCTGTATGAAGACGATGTGCCGGGTGAGATGACCAAGCTGGTCGGCGAGACTATGGGCGAAATCCTGGAACTGGTACGCTACGGGATATTGAAAGCAGGGACTCAGGTCGTCTACGCGAATGGCTCAAGCCGCGGTTCGGTCAATACGACGATCTCGCTGAACAAGTTGCGTTCCGCTGCCCGTGTGTTGGAGTCTAATCGCGCGCGCCGCATTACGCAACGATTGGCGCCTTCTGTGAACTTCGGCACCAAACCGATTCAGCCTGCATATATTGTGTTCGTTCACACCGATGCGGAAGCCGATACGCGCAATTTGCCAAACTTCACGCGGGCGGAAGAGTATTCAGCTTTCAAACCCATCCATGACCGTGAGATAGGCGCTTGCGAGCAATTTCGCTTCATTACCTCGCCGTTGCTGGTGCCGTTTGCCGGTGCCGGCTCATCGACATTGAATGGCATGGTGTCGGTTGGAGGTTCTAGCACTGACGTGTATCCGTTCCTGGTCATTGCGGAATCTGCCTGGGGACAAGTGGCGCTGAAGGGGATGAATGCGATCACGCCGACCGTATTGAAGTCCAGCACGATCAGCCATGCCAATCCGCTGGGGATGTTCGGCTATGTCGGCGCCTCGACCTGGTTCAATGCGGTGCGTTTGAACGAGGCGTTCATGACGCGCGTCGAGTGCGCGGTCACTTCGCTGTAATCGGGAGCCGATAATGATACAAATCATTCAATGGCTCATGGGGCTGCCTGCGCTGGCAGAGTCTTGGAAGATAATCAAGGCATTTCAGCTCTTGTTTATCAACCAATGCTTGGACGGTGCAACCATGACTGGCGGCGCTTCGGCGACGATCACAGCCGGCAATGCATTTACCTGTGTCGTCAACGGCACGCTGGTAGCGAAAGCTTCCGGCGCCTCGTTCGCGGCTCTCAACGGGCCGAATGTTGCAAACTCCGGTTCGACATGGCAGGCATGGTTATTGACTGTGGACGCGCTAGGGAACTTCTATACCTATCCAGGCGTACCCGCCGCAACACTGGCCGCTGTCGGCATCCCAGCCATCAACCAGTCGAACGGACAGCAAGCGCCGGTCGGATTCATCACAATGAACAATGCGTCTGTCGGTGCGTTTGTGCCGGCAACTACATTGCTCAACGTGGCAAATCTGAACATCACGTACAACAACATCCAGGGGCCTTTCTTCCCGGTCGTTCCAACTTAATCAGGAGCACGCAATGAGCTACAACTTAACGGGCGCCATCACAGGCGGCAATATCACCCTCAGCAAGGCCGGCATAACAGGTCTTTCCGGGGCCGCAACTACTTTCTCAACTTCAGCGGTGGGCGGCGCGACCGGCATCACTTACCTGAACGCGGGCGTCATCAACTATCTGGCGAACATTTCCACTGTTGCGGTTCCGGTGAACGATGCTTCCAGCAATACCGCAGTTGCCGGCACTGCAGCATCTGGCGCAGCTTTCCGCGCACTGGTGGCGCAACAGGCTCCTCCAGGCATTTCGCCTAATATCATCTACCCGGGCTCTGCCTCGGTGTTCATGTTCGGTCTGGATGCATCCGGTAATGTCCGCGTTGCGCAGGGTAAAGTGGTTTCGTACACGAGCAATCAAAGCACACCGCTGCCTGAGTTGCCTGACTGGATGACACCATTTGCTTACGTGGTTATTTCGTTTGCTTCGGCTACCGTCGCATCATGGACGTTCGGTACTAGCTTGTGGAACGCTACCGGGGTCACCATCAACACGCCGGTCAACATCGGAACGATGCCACCGACCGATCCAATCGCGCCGTAATCGTAAGCAGTCAAGGGTAAAAGAGGGGCTTCGGCTTCTCTTTTTTTATCCAAAATTAAAGGAAATTGCATCATGGCAAAAAATACTGTAACCGGCGTTGAAGTGAACGACGGGCAAAACCTTGAGCCGATTGTCGCGCACGAGTTCGGCAAAGCTGCTTCAGAAGAAGCATTCATGAATGAATTGCTGGTTATTGAACTGGCCACCACCACGGACGACGAAGACCCGCAGCACGTCATCGTCAATGTGAACGGCGTCAGTCAGCCTCTTATGCGCGGCGTACCATTCGAGGTCAAGCGCAAGTATGTGGAAGTGCTCGCGCGTTGCAAGGAAACCAAATACAAGCAGCCGACTCGCGACATGCAAAACCCGGAAGCTGGCAACTCACTGAACGGCCGTACTGCGCTGACTTATCCGTTTCAGGTGTTGGAAGACCCTAATCCAATTGGACGCGAATGGCTAAAGGCTGTATTGGCTGAAGCTGCGTAGTGTCCACATTTTTGCAACTCGTACAGCGTCTGCGTTCCGAGGCCGGCGTTTCGGGCGCGGACCCGGTAACTTGCCAGAACCAGACCGGCGAAATGCTGCGCCTGGTTCGCTGGATAAATGAAGCATGGTTCGATATTCAGAATGTTCATCAGGACTGGTTTTTTCTGCGCGCCGGCTACACATTCAACACAAACATTGTCGCCGCACAGCAGTCTTACACGCCGGCGCAGTGCGGGATAACGAACTTCGGCGAGTGGAAAAAGGACAGTGCGCGCATCTATTCGGTTGGCATGGGCGTCAGCAACGAAATGATCCTTCCTTACATCGGCTGGGACGAGTTCCGCAACCTGTACCTCTATGGGAATATGCGGCTCACCACGCAACGCCCGGTACTGTATACGATAGACCCGCAATATAACTTCTGGCTTGGGGCGACGCCGGATACCAGCGGCTACACGATCGACGGCGAGTTTTATGCTGCTGCGTCGTATCTGGTCAACGACACCGATATCCCGGTCATGCCGGCGCAGTTTCATATGGCAATAGTATGGCGCGCATTAATCGCTTACGGGTTGTATGAGGGAGCCCCCGAAGCGGTTGACCGTGGCACCGCAGAGTTCAAAACGCTGATGCTGCGTTTGCAAGGGCGACAGTTGCCGACGATAGTGTTTGGGGCGCCTTTAGCATGAGCACCCCAAAAATTCAACAGGACTTCTACCCGTTGCAAGGCGGACTGGATCTGATGACGCCGGCGTTAATGCTAGATTCGGGAAAGTGCTTCGACGCCTGTAACTATGAGCCGCAAATTACCGGCGGCTATCGGCGCATCGATGGCTATGAGCGGTTCGACGGACATCCGTCGCCTGCCTCTGCGCAGTATGCGATTATCACGATCAACCAGACCGGTGTAATTGCTGTCGGGAATACCCTCACCGGGGTGACGAGCGGCGCGACGTGCCAAGTTCTGCAGCTTACTCCAACTGTTGTCGTCGGCTCGCTTGTGGGTACGTTCGTGCTCAATGAGGGGCTGGCCGATAGCGGAGCAGTCGGCGCAATTACATCGTTACCCCAGATCGGTGGAGCGCCGATCCCAAGCGATGACGCGAATTACAATCTTCTGGCTGCAAATTCCTGGCGCACTAATATCTCTGCAGTGCCTGGTTCCGGTTCGGTGTATGGCGTCAAGATGTATAAGAATAATGTGTACGCCTTTCGCAACAATACGGCAGGCACGGCGAACTTGATGTACCAGGCTACATCGGCCGGTTGGATGCTTATTCAGTTTGGCGATGAGATTCAACTCACCACGCTGAACCATTCGGCTGCGGTAACGGTTACGAGCGCAACCCCAGGCGTAGTATCATGGACGGCCCACGGCATGGCAAACGGGCAGCCAGTTACACTTTCGAGTACGCTCACAATGCCGACGGGCCTCACGAGCGGCTTCACATACTATGTTGTGGCGGCTGCAGCCAACACGTTTGAACTCGCGGCCACGGTCGGCGGTGCAGCGTTGGCAACCACATCGGCCGGAACCGGAACGATTACCTCCACCGCAGTAGGTGGAAATATCTATGTTGGCAACACGATCACCGGCAAGTCCTCTGGCGCGACTGCAACCGTGGCAGCTGCGTTGCTACGCACCGGGTCGTGGACAATGAATCTGGTCGGCAATCTGGTGGTAGCGTCCTTCACCGGCACTTTCAACGCCAGCGAGATATTGACGGTCGGTGGCATCATGGTCGCGAACACGCTATCGACCGCTACCGCGATCGTGCGACTGCCATGCACGCAAACGATGGAGTTCTGCAACATCAATTTTAGCGGATCATCGACCGGGCAAAAGATGTATGGCGTCGATGGGGTCAACCCGGCATTCGAGTTTGACGGCACGAATTATGTGCAATTGCATACCGGGTCGTCGCCCGATACACCTTCGCATGTCATCAACTTCAAGGAAATGCTGTGGTTATCCATTTATGGCAACCTGATGATAAGCGCGTTGGGCAACCCATACAATTGGGATGCGATCAATGGCGCCGGGGATATCGGCATAGGCGACTCGATCACCGGGTTCATGCCGAACGGCGGTACTTACGTTACCGGGTCAACGATGTCGATCTTTACCGATCAGCATCTTTACACGATGTATGGATCAAGCACAGCGAACTTCAACCTGGTTACCTCGATTTGGGATATGGGTTTTGCGCCTTACACGATCCAGGCGGTGAGCAACGATACCTATGGCTGGACATCGCGCGGCATCCAGACGCTGATTGCAACGTTGACTTTCGGCGACTTCGATTACAACTCTATCTCGCATGAGATTCAGACGCTCATTAACAGCAAGCAGGGGATGGCCGTTGCATCGAACTCTCTGCATCAGAAAGATCAGTACCGCGTTTATTTCAGCGACGGCACAGCTTTGGTTGTCGGCTTGACCGGAGAGAAGCCGAACGGCGTCATGCCTCTGAATTACAACGCGGTGGTATCGTGCATCTGCACGGATAACCTGTCGAGCGATGGAGCTACCGGCGGAGTTCAAGGCGCGGAAGTGACTTACTTCGGCTCGGCCAACGGCTTCGTCTATCAAGACAACATCGGAACAAGCCAGGACGGCCAGCCGATTCAGGCATGGGTACGGCTCGCATTCAACGACAGCAAGTCGCCGCGGGTGCGCAAGCGGTATCGTCGAGCGGTATTTGAAGGCACCGTGGCCGCCTACACGCAGGTCAATATTGCCTACGACCTGGGATATGGCAACCCAGACGTGCAA